GCTGCACCGTTTTCTTGCGCTGGGTCCATAGGAGCGGGAGGTGGAGGATCAGGCAGTAACAGTGCTTCAATGTTTTCTGTTCCTAACGCTTCATACATTCTGCGATAGGATTCTTTAATGTTGTGTATTTCTGGATTACTTTGCACCAGTTGTAGTTCTTGTTGCGCAAGTGAAATCCTTTGACTCATTGAGAAGAAGTTTGGATCAGAAACAGGAACCACATCAACGCGGTCGTCAAAGTCCTGTTGTTTAATCGTCTGGTTTCCGCCAGCAACAAGATACGGGTATTCTGGTGGTAGATATTGCGCAAACAACCTTGCCAATATTTTAAACTCTGTTTTCTGCGCGTAGTGCAATCGTTTGTGTACTGCCGACATAACACGAGTGCCTTGCTCTAATAAAGCCATGGTTGTGCCGACCGGTAGTTCTTGATTGCCTTCGCCGATTTGTAGGTTTGCCAAAGAAGCAAAACGTTGTCCGGCTTCAACACAAGTTCCCATCAATGCAAGCAATGTTTGCGATGGTTCTTTATATGGTAGTGGTACTAAAGAATCTCGAAGCGCGCCTCCCGGTGCATCAACATCACGAAACTCTCCGGGCTCTAGTGGAGTTTCGTCGTCCCTGATTCTAAGGCCTCTTGCTTTAAATCCAGCAGGAAGGTTCGCGAGGGTTCCCGCATCTATTAATTGTCTAAGGGCCGCCGTTGCAGTTTTAGACAAACCGCCGATCATGTGAATGAGTCCGAATCCGTAGAAACCCAATCCTGGAAGGAATTTGTAATGAACAAAATACTGAGTCTTTCTTTTTAAAGGATCATTTTGATCGTAGTTTCTACGGATGGACAAAACTTTGTTTGATGTTCGATCAACAGTAATGATATAAGGAATGTGCATCCCGTCGGGATCTTCAAATCCTGGTATGTCCATGGACACATGAAACTCCAAGAGTTCGTACATCATTTCCGTTGTGCCACTAGCCGACACGCCTTCGAGATCGTCCACTTTGTCTTGTGGCTTACTGTCTATGTTTGTCTCGGACGGTTCAATGGATATGTCTCTGTAGAATCCTGCAAGTTGTTGCGCTCGAACTTCGTTGTATGTCATTTTGACAATGTGTGTTACGCGCTCGCAAGTTTCTAAATCACTTGCTGTATACGGAACAACTAAATCTTCTGTGGGTACAAAGGTGCTGACCGCTCTTTGTTTGCTTGGATCAAAATAAACTTTCTTAAATGCAGACCCTGCAAGCGGCAAATAGAACAATAATTGGTCCATTTCAGGGGTATATTCCTGCATTTCGGTGGTTATTTGGTAGTTCATGTACTCTTGAACTCTTTTCGCTTGCGCCTCAATTTCGGGTGTTTCCATGCCCATTACCTGTGTTTTTACAGGTCCTTTTGATGGCAAAAGCTCTTTAAAGGCTTGAGCTTGGAATTGTGTGACTGATTCTGCTAGGAGGGGGTGGGTGACACCGCTTGCGCCTGGAAACGGACGGTCGCGATCTTCGTATTTGAAACCGAGTAGGTCTAAGCCTTCAACATAGGTCTGTTCCCAATCTCCTCGGCTTGCATGATCTTCGTCAAAGTCGCCGACTAAATCATTGGCAATCAGTCCCAGTTCTCCTTCTTCTAAATAATCCGCTAGGTTTGCGTCGAAAGGAATCTGATCCATGAAGTCCATGTCCATTTCTTCCGGACCAAAGTTTATTTCCGCTGATCCGTCTTCAATAAACGATACCGAAGCACCTTGGTCCATGGCCATTGGTTCTTCGATTTCTACTGTTTCGCCTGCTTCGACGTCTAAGTCAATAAGATCAGAGATCCGATCTATGTTCGTCGGCTTGTTGTCGCCTATTGCCATTGGTTAGTCCCTTGGTTTGCCCATAGATCTTGGAAGAGGTTGTAGCCAGTCCATTAGAAACTCTGCTGTTTGTTCTCCAAAGCTGGGTTCTTTTGGCATTTGGGTTGCACCCAACATTTCGCCAACAGCATCGTGGGCAAGCCCTTCTCTAAACTCCGGCCTAGTGAGCGTGTCAGGAAGTTTTCCTTCTCTGGCCATTCCTTCTAGTTTTGAACCTGCAATAAGGCCGGCTCCACCTGCTCCCACCGCATATAAAAGTTTGTCTAGGTCGTCCGAATATTTAGCCATAGCCATGTCAACAGCCATTTTGTTTTCAATTCCAAGGTTCTTAGCTTCAGATTGAACAAGTTCCATCTCCCTAGAAATAGCGTCTGCTCTTTTTGTAATGTTTTCCCTTGCTCTTAAATAAGCTGGATTGTTTGGGTCAAACGCCCCTGCTTTTTGCGCTTCCATAAGATCCGCCGCTTCTTTTTTAATGGCTTCCATTTTTGCTCCGACTTCTTTGGTGCGATAGTTCATGCCCACTCTTCTGATTTTTTGAGCGTCGCTCATTTTATCAAGAGATTTTGCCATTGATGGTGTGGTTCTGCCGCCAGCCATTCTAGCAAGTAAATTAGCCAGTCCTCTAACCATTAATATACCCCAGTAAACTTAATGCCGCGTAGTGCTGCGCCTTTGCCTCTTGATTTACCTTTGCCTGCGCCGGGCTTTGGCCCTTTGCTGGTTGCTATGGTTTTTTGTTTTGCGTAAGGAACAAATCCTTGGTCCTTGATTTTTTCACCTTTGTCCATTTCCCTTCCTCTAGTAGTATTCTCGGATTCTGCGAGGCTCGTTGTCCTGCATATCATAATCTGATTCTAAACCAATAAACCCTCCTTGTCGATAGCGAAGAAGAGCCTGAGTGGTTGAGTCTACCAAATCGTCGTGATCTCCGAAAGGAAATGCTGCACATTCTTCAACCAGTTCTTCCGCCCAACGCGTTTCCGGCACATAAACCATGCCCGATTCGAGTATGGGTGCAACCGAGTTGACTCTTGCAATTTTGTCTTGTCCTTTTCCTGGCGAGTAGTTCACAACGGGTATGCCTGCTTGACGCAATTCATCGGTGAGGGGCATACCGGATGCCTTTGCTTCAATGATGATGGTGTCGGGTTCCCAATATTTGTATTGCTCTACTGCAACTCTTTTTAGTTCCGGAAAATCCCACCGCCCTTTTTTAACATCGAGCAGTAATAGGCAAGGACGATGCGAGCCTTCGTCTGGATGAAACACACACCAAGTGGTAATGGCAGAAAAATCCGCGGTTTCTTTTTTGCTAAACGCCGTGTCGTAGCTTTGAATGACGTAGTGCATTTGCGGGACTTCTTTTTTGCTCCAAGTGTTCCACCATTCACGTTTGAGCAACGCGCCTTCTTCAGAAGTGGGGTTTTGCATCCATTGTGCTTCCCATTTGGATACCGGAATGGACGCTTTTACGCCTTCCAGTTCTTCGATCTTCCAATAACCGGGCCACAAAGGTTTGTGTGTTTCAGGGAAAATCGCTGGAAATTCTACGACCTCCCACTGATCGGCGTGGTCTTCGGCTTGTTTGTTTAATAATCTGCCTGTTAAGTCCTTGGTCGACCATCGAGTCATCACAATGACAATAGCCCCACCGGGCTGTAGCCGCTGTCGCGGCCCAGAGCTGTAGTATTCCCATGCGTTGTCCAAGGCCGTTGGACTCAAAGCGTCTTGCTCCGAGTGAATGTCATCGAGAACCAACAAATCCGCACCCCGTCCGGTTACGGCACCGCCGATACCCGAATAAAACGCTTCGCCCCCGCCGCTGGTTTCCCAACGTCCTGCCGATTTGCTGTCTGCTTTAAGCGCCACCCCTGGAAAAACTGCTTGATAATCTTCAGAATCAATTAAATCCCTGACTCTTCGACCAAAGCGAAAGGCCAGTTCTGCTGTATGTGTGATCTGCATGACTTTGAGTTTCGGGTTTCTGCCTAAAATCCACGAAGGAAAGTAGGTGGATGCGAACTCACTTTTTGTGTGTCTAGGGGGCATGTTGACGATCAAACGCTTTACCTCGCCACGAGCCACTTGTTCAAGTTTCTCAGCGAAAATCTGATGGTGGCGTCCTTCAATAAAATCGGGCCACATGTGTTTGACATACGTCAGAAAGCTTTCTGCGCCATTGCGTTGGAGTTGTTTGGTGCGTAATGCCTCTGTCAATTCAATGAGTTCTTTCGTTGCGTCGGGATATTGCTCCGCCAAACGTTCCAAATCAATATCCATTAGTATACCTCACTCAATCACACACTTTACAAGTTTCGTTGTTGTTATCAACCAACTCGTTTTCCTGCGCCCCGGAAAAAATTTTCTCCTGCAGCGCTGATCCACGAAAGCCGCGATTGTACCAATAAGCAGCTAGTTTTTCTTTCTCTTTGGCAGAGCCAAGTTTTTCCTTCTCCATAATTCTCTCCTAAATTTATGTTTCAATCTTGGTCGGACGTTTTCTTTTTCAAGCGCTTCTAACAGCTCCGCTGTGGGTGTTCCTTTCATCCAATGATGGACAACGGTGGTTGTCCCGGTTCTGCGGTCGTAGATTTTTTCTGAAGGTTTAAACTTAATCGGCATTGTCTGTCTCTTTTTTATTTACAATGTTTTTGCACCACCAATAAAGTTCTCCTTCTCCTAGAGTATGCTTTATGGTGTTGACTCTTTGTGCGACCAATTGCACGTTGCCTATTATATATCCTTTTGTGGGATCTTTTCTATCAATACTGGCATTAAGATCCTGTCGTCCTTCGCCTCCGTGCCACGTCATAAATACTCCGGAAAGCGCGCAACGCTTTTTTTGTTTTTGCCATAAATTTTTTATGTGGTCCAAATCAATGTCCCACTCCATGTCGGCTCTTGCGTTTTTTAATTTGTGGTACACCACAGTGATGTAGGATTCCGGCGTATGATTCCTTGCAACGTTTCTTTGAAAAGAGGTGCAGCGTTTACAGACATTACGATTTTTGGTGTATTCCGTTCTTGGAAGTGTTCGATTACAAGTGATGCAAGTTTTTTTCATATGAAATTTTGACGAAGGCCCAGGGACTCCTAACCCTTTTTGTTATATAAGGGGGGTCGCAAAATGTCAAATTTTCTGGATATTCTGTGCCTGTCTATTTTCTGCTCTAAAGATAAAGATAGACAAGCTAGCAAATGGGGGGGTTCCCCCTATCTCCCATTTGCTAGCTTGTCAGGGCCACCCTCAGAACAAACTAGCGCACGTTTCAGAGCCTTTGTCCGTCGTTGTTGGTTTGATTACCATGTACGTTCGGCAAAGGCTCTGAGGCTTGGACAGCCTAGTGTGTGCGCCAAATCCTGAGTCCTAGATCAGTTGCTCTTGCAATGCATTTCATGTCGCGTTTTTTAAAAGCCACTCTTACATTGGCTTTGACTTGAGGGTGTCCGGCTCCGCGTTCTATCAACGATTCCGGAAGTAGGAAAGAGTCACCAACATTGAGGTGGTCAAGAACCTTCTCTAGTTCTGCTCTTGCCGGAGACTGTGGTCTGCCTTTAAGTTGGTCAGGCATTGGAACATCCCTCTCTATTTGAATGGCGGAGGGACTTTCGTCCCTCTCCATTTGTTCGATGTGTAGGTCAGACATTTTCATTCTGCACCTCC